GAAGCAGAACCATTATCCGCAGGAAACTATAAAATGGAAAATGGTAATGAAATGACAATAGGTGATTCATCTGAAATCTTAGATTTAGGCGAAGAAAAAGAAGCAGAAGATGTAGAGGCATCAGAAGAAGAAATGTCAGAAGAAACAAAAGAAGAAATGGAACACGAACCAGGACACGATGAAGCTGATGTTGCTGATTGGGCAGGTATGGAAAAGAGAATTAAAAATCTTGAAGATGCCGTAGCTGATTTAAAAGCTGACAAAGTAGAAGCATCTGCTGAATTATCAGAAGAAGTTGAAGAAGAAAAGACAGAAATGTCTAATGAAGTAATTGGTGAGCTTATGACACAAATAGAAGAATTAAAAAGTAAAATAGTAGAATTAAGTGGTGAACCTGCAAGTGAAGGTATTAACTACAATCCAGAAGGAACACATTTTAGTTCAACTGTTGACTTAAAGAAACTGTCGTCAATGGAGAGGGCAGCATATTACATTAACAATAAATAATTTTAAAAATGGCAAATAATAAATACAATTTAAGTAAAGAGTATCAGTTTGATATAACCGTAACTGATAACACCTATGCAGGTAAATTAGCTTTGCCTTATGTGACTGCTGCAGTTAAAAGTCCTGACACAGTTGCAAAAGGATATGTTAGACAAATAGACGGTTTAAACTCAAAAGCGGTTATTTCTAATTTAGGAATTTCTGATCCAATTTTAGCGGCAGGTTGTGATTTTGACACAAACAATACTGCGGCTATGACTTTAGCTGAACAAGTACTTACGCTTACTGATTTAAGAGTTAACGAGCAAGTTTGTAGAAAAACAATTTTTCCTACTTGGATTGGCGAAAATATGGACAGAAACGGAAACTTACCAGGAACATTTGAAGATTTTTTATTGTCTACAGTTGCAGGAAAAGCAGGTGAACAATTAGAAGAATTTATATGGACAGGTGCTGCACCTTTCGGAACAGGGTTTTTGTCTAATGATGGCACATTCGATCAAGATGGATTAAACAACTCTGCTCTTGCTGATTTTCCACAAGCAACTATTGCAGGTGGTGCAGGTGTTGATTCAACAAACGCTGTTGCAGCATTTGGTAAAGTTTATGATTCAGCTATGGCAAATTCACCATCTATATTATCTAAACCAGGAATAGGGTTTTACTGTAACAATAAAACTTATGGATTCTACATTCAGCAATTAGCAGGGCAAGGTGCATTTACTGTTCATCAAGGTATTAACAATTTAGGGCCAGATCAAGCATTTCCTTCTGCAACATATTTAGGAATTCCAATCAATGTTTGTCCAGGTTGCCCAGATGATGCTATTATAATGACTTACAGAGATAACTTAGTATTTGGAACTAACCTAGCTACTGATTGGACAGAAGCACGAATTATACCTACTTATGAGTATGATGGTTCAGATAATGTAAGAGTAGTAATGAACTTTGCAGTTGGTGTACAAGTTGCAGTTAAAACTGATGGTGTGGTCGGTTGCGACTTCTAAAATGACTTTAAAATGGGCAGTTGAAATATACTGCCCTTTTATTAACCTTTAATAAATAAAAAGATATGGCTTGTGATATTACAAGAGGACGATTAATAGACTGCAAGGACACCATAGGTGGCTTAAAAGCAATCTTTATTGCTAAATCATATAGCAATAATGTATCTGCCGTAGCTACTATAAATACTACTGAAATGACCACTGCAGGTTTTGCTACTTGGTCTTGTTGTGGTGGTACTGTAGAAGTATTTAAATATGATTTAGTGCAGAACTTGTCAAGCATGACAGTAAACATTAATTCTGATAATGCTAATGGTACTACATTTTTTGAGCAAACACTTAGTGTAACGCTTCAAAAGATAGACCACGATATGACTAATGAGTTAAGACTTATGGCATATTCACGTTCACAGATATTCGTACAAGATGCAAACGACAATGTATTCTTGTTAGGTATAGATGGCGGTTGCTATGTAACAGGCGGTACAGTAGTTACAGGAACTGCTAAAGGAGATATGAATGGTTACACTATAGAATGGGGTGCAGAAGAAAAGAACGCTTTAATTCAGCTTCCTGCAAGTGCAGGTGCTGCTACTGCTAAATATCCGTTTGATGGATTAGCTGATGAAGCTAACTTAACTATTACTTCAGGAACTTAATCGTTACTCAATTTAAAAGAAGAAAGGGGTTTTATTACCCCTTTTTTTGTACACTAAAAAACAAATAATAATTATTTATATTTATAATAAAACACTATGGCTTGGAAACTTAAAAAAGAATGGGAAGGAAAATCTATTGATTCTTTAAATGTACCATTAGATGACTTAACACAAAAGCAAATAGCAGGACTAAACGATTCTGTTAGAAGTGCTTTATTTGTAGAAGATAAACCAAAGAAGAAAAAAAAAGATGATAGTTTTAAAGACTAAATATGAAGGCGAGGTTTTACATTCTTTAGAGCAAAAATACTTGCAAATTCTTAAAGAACAAAAACCTAATTTTTTTAATAAATACTTTGAAGAAAAATGATTCAATTTTTAAGAGATGACATTTCTACTTTGGTTGCTCAGCCAAGAATAAATTTGTATGATAAAATGACTAATACTACATATCCTGTATTAGTTAAAGTTACAAGTCAATTAACAGGTAAAACTAAATCTTTTATAGCTACTACTACATACACTAGCAAAGCAAGATATTTAACGCTTACTATTTTTATTTTAGCTTCATCAAGTGGCGAGAATTTAACATCAGGAATAGTGTTTTTAGGAAGTACAGATTACCCTTTGGGATTTTATGATGTTGAAATATATCAAAATACATCTAGCAGTAATTTAGACTCTACAGGTTTAACACAAATATATTCAGGAATAATGAATTTAGCACCTACAAGTGATGCAGAACCTGTTACATATAGCGAATATACAACTAACGATTCTGACACAGAAAGCGTTTACATAACATTTTAATTATGAATTTAGACTTAATAAAATTATCACATTATAATATACCTCATTTAGTAGAAGACCCTAGAAACGAATGGATTAGTTTTGGTGAGGATAATTTATACCCTAATTATTTATTAGAATTATTTTTAGGTAGTGCTATTAATGGTGCTTTGATTAAGTCTATTGGTGCAATGATATATGGTGAAGGGTTAGCAGCTACAAATGCTGATGAAAATACAGACACTAAAGAGTCTTATTTGCGTTTAACAGAACTATTACACAATTCTGATGATGATGTATTAAAAGACCTAGCTATGGACTTAAAGCTATTTGGTGGGTGTTACGTTAATGTGATATGGTCAAGAGATAGAAGCAAGATTGCTAAAATGAAACATATACCTGCTCAATACATAAGATCAGGTAAAATGATAGATGGCGAAATAAGGACATATTATTATAGTGCAGATTGGTCAAAAGCAAAAAAAGGTGAATATAAGCCAAGACCTTACAGTGCATTTTCCACAGAAGACAGAAGCAACGCAAGTCAAATCTTAATGATTCGAGATAAGAACCCTGCTTTATTCTATGGATTTGCACCTGATTACATAGCCGCTACAAATTGGATTCAATGCGAGTTAGAGATATCGCAATTTCACCTCAGTAATATCACATCAGGCATGACACCTTCGATGCACTGCTCGTTCAATCAAGGTGTGCCGACAGAAGAAGAAAGAAGAACAATAGAAAGACAATTGAATCAAAAGTTCGCAGGGTCAAATAATGCTGGGAAAATATTGCTCACATTTTCTGACTCAGTTGACTCAGCACCAAAAATAGAACCTATCCAAATGAATGATGCACAATCAGCGTGGGAAGGTATAAGCAAACAATCTGTAAATCAAATACTTGCAGGGCATAGAGTCACATCACCAATACTGTTTGGAATACGAGCAGAAGGTGGCGGATTAGGAAATAATGCAGATGAATTGCGTGATGCATTTTCACTTTTTTCAAATACTGTGATAGTGCCATTTCAATCTACTCTAATAAAAGGTTTAAACAAGATATTTAGAGTTAATGATATAAACCTTGATTTATACTTTAAGTCTCTTAAACCTGCTGATTTTATTGATTTAGAAGTAACTAAAACACAATCAGAAGAAGACCAAGAAAAAGAAGGTGTTACAAATGAAGATATTGATACTGATAACTTAAAGCAAGAATTTAAAGATTTACAAGACATAGATACTAAACCTACGAAAGGAATGATTGAAGAAGCTGAAAAGGGTTTAGAATGGCGTAGAGAATATGGACGTGGCGGAACTCAAGTTGCGGTTGCTCGTGCCACGAACATTAAGAATGGTGACAATCTTTCTTTTGACACAATTAAAAGAATGAATAGCTTTTTTGCAAGACACGAAGTTGATAAAAAGGCAGAAGGTTTTGAAATAGGTGAAGATGGTTTTCCAAGTGCAGGTAGAATAGCTTGGGCATTATGGGGTGGTGATGCAGGACAATCTTGGGCAAAAAAAAAAGTTAAAGAAATAGAAGGTGTAAGAGATGACCTTAGTGATGATGAGTTTGATGAATTATTAGATAATTTACAAGGCGAACAAATAGATTTAGACAAGTGGGAAATTGTAGATGAACAAGATGAAGGTGCTATTGAAGATTATGAAGAATGGGCAGATGATTTAATTAGAAAAAAAGAAAACTTTGCAGATGAAATAAGAAGCAAAGAAGATTTGCCAAGTCAATTAGATAAATCATATTATAGGGTTAGGTTTAAGTATTACAGAAAAAATAAAACAGCAAATAAAAAAGGAAATGGGTCTAGGAGATTCTGCCAAAATATGATGCGATTATCAAAAGCGGGTTTTGTTTATAGATTAGAAGATATAGACAAAGCTAGTAGAGAAGGTGTAAATAGACAATTAGGACATAAGCGTAGATCTTATTCGCTTTGGAAATTTAAGGGGGGAAAGTGGTGCAAACATTCCTGGAGAACGATGCTTTATAGACTTAAAGAAGGCACAGAATTAAAAGAAGGACAAAGTTTAGATGATGACTATAAAAAAGTAGATAGCATACCTAAAAGCTATAAACCAAGACCAAGAGGAATAGATATTGCAGAAGGTGTAGCAAATGCAAGTAATGGTTGGTATAAATATCCTGGCACAAAATAAAATAAACTATGGCAATACAACATACACTATACATATCAGCAACAAGATTAAAAAAAGATACCGCATTAGGTGGTTCTGTAGATGATAACCTTATTATGCCTTACATATTATTGGCACAGGATATGTACATTCTGCCAATACTAGGAACTGATTTAGATGCTAAACTAAAATCAGACATACAAGGTGGAACATTGTCAGGCGATTATAAAACGCTTGTAGAAGATTACATACAAAAAGCATTAGTGCAATTTGCCTTTGCAGAATTAGCACCTTTTATGCGTCTTAGATTTGTAAATAACGCTATTGTGGTTATGGGTGCTACAGACCAATCATCAAGTGCTAGTTATGAAGATATTGAACCTTTAATGAACAGAGCAAAAGATGCAGCAGAATTTTACAGACAAAGAACAATAGACTATTTATTAGACAAAGGTAGTGCAGCATTTCCTGAATATGCTAGTAATAATGATGCAGGAGAATTATCACCTACAACAAGAAACTATTATGCAGGAATGAATTTAGATATTAACGCACCAAGAAGCAATAAATTAAAGAGTTTCTTGCAAGGTGCAGATATTACTATATATGGCTGCTAAGGAACAC